TTGAGAACATAGATATTCACCGGTTTCTTCGTTGTAATGTTCTTTATCATATTCATTCCATTTGAATTTAACACTGGAACACGTCGGGCAATTCCCGGTTTGATTTTTAATCCTTCTTTGAACGCTTGACCAAGTCCCTGTCCAAATATGTCCACAACAACCTTTGTATTCCATCTGTGTTGTTCTATTATTTACATATTCTGTATTAAATTTATCTTTGGACCACATAAATGTGCATCCACATTTATCTAATAAAGATATTACACTTTCGTGATTTAATTTAACGCTTTGATATTTACCCGTACTCATTTTCCTATACATCAAATTAATTAGTATAATTTGAAATCAATTTTAAATAGTCGGTACAAATTCCCAATTTAATTCTTTACATATTTTTTTCCATATTTCATCTTGTTCTATTCGTTTAACTGGGTCTTTTAACATTGGAAAAAAAGGTAAAAATGTTTTTTCGTCCAACAATTCGCACATTTTATAAAGAACGTAGTAATAATTCAAAAAATTAACTCTATCGTCGGGACAGTGTTTGGCGTAAGGCATTTGTATTTCCATAAAAAGATTACACAGCTTGTCTTCCAGCTCAGGAGACATAATAGGAGGTCTAATACCTAATTTATCCTTTATAAAAGGTATATGTTCGTAATATTTATTATAGCCCAATTTTTTTAATATATCTTTTGCCTTTTTATTCGTCATTTGTTTTAACGTTATTCTTTCTTTTTTAATTTGATGTCTAATATTTAAAAGTACTTCGTCAGGGATTTGTGTTGTCTCCTTTGCTTGAAATTGGGCCAATATTTCACGAAAATGGTTAATTCTTTTATAAGCATAAAAACAAACTTCTTTGGGTGGTTCTTTATAAGACGGTTTCTCGTGTTCAACTAAAAATTGTTTTTGGATACCACATTTATTACATATAACAAGTCCTTTATAATCCACTTGTATCCATTCTCCCGCACAATATTCACATGTCTCATAATTTACAACATAATTATTAATATTTAAATGACCCTCATCTAAGTTAATCAAATATTTATTAATATTTGTTTCATCTACAACATTGGTACTGATTATTTTATTCGGATTAAAAAAAGAATGTAATATTTGGTTTTTATTTGTATCTATTCCTTCAGACATTAATTTCTTCTTTTCAAAATAATCAAAAATAATACACGAATTCTCCAATAAATATTCCGATTTCTTGGTTTTTAAATTTAGTATATCTTTCTTTATTTTTTGGATTTCATCCCTTATATTTAGGATATCTTCAATATTTGTTGTTGTTTTCAACTTTTTCTTTAAAGACTTCTTTCTTCTTTTTAATTTAGGTATTTTTTTTTCAATAATATTATGAAATTCTTTCATTTTTTCGTTATGTTTACTGTCCAACGTGACATTAGCATTCTTCTTCACTTTGATTTTTTTGTTCGCCTTAGGCTTAAAATTAGGCATAATATATTATATTTGTTAAAAACCATTTAATTTAAAATAAATTAAATGGTTAAATCGTATTAATTAAATGAACTTTTTCTTAAAATTATATATATGAGTGTTGATATTAAAGTTGACGCAAATAGTATGAAGATGGACTGCATTATGTTACAAAAAATGATATTTATCTATAATGCTTTAGACAAAGGATGGACTGTTAAGAAAAAAGGCAGCGCATATGTATTTACAAAAAACCACGAAGGTAAGAAAGAAGTAATGTTAGAAGCATATCTTAAACGCTTTATGGTGGACAATTTGGATATTAATACAATATCATAATTCAATTAATTGAATTAATTAACGAATTAATTAATTTAGTAAAATTTTTTTTTCTTTAGCAATATTATAAAATGGGTGGAGGATTAATGCAACTAGTAGCTTATGGCGCACAAGACGTCTATTTAACGGGTAACCCCCAGATCACTTTCTGGAAGGTTACTTACCGCAGACACACTAACTTTGCTATGGAATCAATCGAGCAAACCTTTAACGGACAAGCCGATTTCGGCCGCAGAGTCCAATGCACAATCTCCAGAAATGGTGATTTGGCATACAGAACATACTTACAAGTTACACTCCCTGAAATTAACCAATCTGATGGCACCGGTGGCGCCGGTCCTGTCTATGCCCGTTGGTTAGACAACCCAGGAGAGCAAATGATTTCTATGGTTGAAGTTGAAATCGGTGGTCAACGCATCGACAGACAATACGGTGACTGGATGCACATCTGGAACCAACTTACTCTTACCAGCGAACAAGAGTCTGGATACCACAAAATGATTGGACAAACTACCCAACTTACCTACTTGACTGACCCCGCATTCGCTGATGTAGCAACTGCTTGTGGCGCTGCTTCTGTTCCAGAAGCAGTTTGCGCACCACGCAAAGCTCTTCCAGAAACTACACTTTATGTGCCACTCCAATTCTGGTTTTGCCGTAACCCAGGACTCGCACTTCCTTTGATTGCTCTTCAATACCACGAAGTCAAAATTAACATCGAAATTCGCCCTCTTGACGAATGTCTTTTCGCTGTAACCAGCGTGTCTGGACCTGATGAAGGTGGCACCGTCAAAGTAACAAATGCTTACGCTAAATCCTTAGTCGCAGCCTCTTTGTATGTTGATTATGTTTTCCTCGATACCGATGAACGCAGACGTATGGCACAAAACCCACACGAATACCTTATTGAACAACTTCAATTCACCGGTGACGAGTCAATCGGTTCTTCTTCAAACAAAGTTAAATTGAATTTCAATCATCCTTGTAAAGAAATTGTCTGGGTTGTCCAACCTGATATGCATGTTGCTTACTGTGACTCCTTCTTGGGTGGTCGTCTTATGCACAGAGCACTTGGAGCTCAGCCATTCAATTACACCGACGCCGTTGATGCTCTTCCAGATTCCATTCTTGCTTTCGGTTCTCAAGGCCAAACAGCAACATCTGGTAACTCAGTTGTTGATTCTTCCGGTCTTTTCGCAGATACCTTTTCTATGGATATCAACGACACCAGTAGCTATCAAGACACCTCTATGACATTGCAAATCGGAACTGTCATCGGTGCCGGTCTCCTAACAGCTGGTTTGTCAATAGTTCAAGGCAGTGCTATAGGTGTTATTGTTTCCTGTTTTACTATTAATACTACCACTACTCCTGCTTCTGGAGCAGCACTTGCCGCTCAAGCTGTTCTTACAATTCGTCAAACAATCCAGCAATATACTGCCGCTGCGTTTAATATAACCACCGATACAACCACTACATCTATTATCTTGTCTGGTCACAACGCGGTAGGTCTATCCACTACTGCTGCCTCTGGCGACAGTATTACCGGAATCTCGGGTGCCATCCAAGGTACTACTTCCAACGGACTTACTGATGCCGGTGTCTTCGTTCTTGCCGAATCTGCCCTTCACATGCACTGTTGGGGTGAAAACCCAGTTGTGACTGCCAAGTTACAATTGAACGGTCAAGATCGCTTCTCTGAGCGTGAAGGAACCTACTTCGACCTCGTCCAACCATACCAACATCACACCCGTAACCCAGATACTGGTATTAACGTCTACTCCTTCGCACTTCGCCCTGAGGAGCACCAACCATCTGGAACCTGTAATTTCTCCCGTATTGATAACGCCACTCTTCAACTTGTCGTCTCTGCCGCAGCCATCGGTGGAACACAAACCGCAAAAGTCCGTGTTTATGCTACCAACTATAATGTCCTTCGTGTCATGAGCGGTATGGGCGGGTTAGCTTACTCAAATTAGACGCTCTAAGTTGTATCATACACATAAAATTGATTTAAAGATATTATAATAATATAATTATAATACCTTCCCAAATGACATGTAAATGGATACAGCTGAATAAAAAACTTTGTAAATTAAAAGCAATAACCGATAAAAACTATTGTAAATTACATCATAAATTTGAAGATTTATATGAACCACACGAATTGGATACTATTACAAGATGCAATAGATGTCATAAACCTTATAAAAATAAAGACAATTCTATTAAAAAATGTGATAACTGTATTGCTAATTTAAAAGAGTACAGCGTCAAAAAATTAATTAAACGAAACAAAAATAAAAAAAAATGTGAATGGATAAATCAAAAGGGAGAACCTTGTTCATGGAAAACAAATAAACCAGCATATTATTGCAAACGACATTCTATATATAATAATTTTACTCCGTGTGATATACCAAATCTTAAAAAATGCACAGGCTGTAAAAATTTATTTAAACCCGATGGTAAAAAAACGTGTAAAAAATGTCAGAAAAGGAGTATAACATCACATAAAAAAATATACGCAACAAAAAAAAAATGCATCGCTACAATAAAAAAGACAGATAAACAGTGTAGTTATAAAGCACTACCTGACGACGAATACTGTATGAAACATCAAAGAGTAAAAAAATACAATGAACTTGTTTCACAAAATAAACGAATTTGCAAAAATTGGATAAGAGGTTGTTTTGATGAATTAACAATAAAAGATAAATCCTATTGCATTTCTTGTCGAAATTCTAAAAACAATAATAAAATAACAAAACTCACTATTTATGAAGAAAGGGTTAATAATTATAAAAGTGAAGCTAACAGGAGGAAAATAGAATGGTTGTTAGATAAAGAACACGCTATTTTACTATTCAAAAAGGACTGTCATTATTGTGGTATAAACAACGGATTAAATGGAATTGATAGAATAGATTCTGGAAAGTGTTACGTTATTGAAAACGTAACAGCATGTTGTAGTATTTGTAATAAAATGAAATTAGACCACCCTGTTGAAACCTTTATTAATATTATAAAACATTTAGTTATAAAATTAAATATAGTGGAAACAGATTATAAAAATAACTTTTCAAATATAAACCTTCAATTATTATTTTCAAAAAGTAAAATAAACACTTCTTATGTCAACTATAAAAAAAGTAGCACAAAACGGAATATAAAATTTAATATTGCTGAAACTGAATATACCAACATATTAACATATCCTTGTAATTATTGTGGATGTTTTAATCAAGGTGCCAACGGTATAGACAGGATACATTCTGAATTGCCATATGAAATCGGCAACGTTGTTCCGTGTTGTAAAACGTGTAATTCATTAAAGGGTACGCTTACTCTACTACAATTTAAACATAAACTAAAAAATATTTACAACAACTGTGTTCTCAATAAAAGACCCGACTACGAATCGAATCCTAAAAATAAATTAATTTCTCTTCTATCCAAAAACAATATTAAAATTACCGAATTTCCACAACTAAAATTATCAAATCCGACAGAATATTATGAAAATTTGATATTCAAAGGGAACATGGACGACGTAATGAATATGAAAATAAAATTAGTATTTGTTGATTCTAAAAATAAAGAATTATTTGAAATATGGCAGTATTACCGAAAAACGATCAGCAGTTTTAAAACAAAAAAAGGACATTGTTTATTTGGAAAAAGAATTTACATATTGGTTCAAGATGAAATAAGTAACAAGTATCTTGGTATTTTGTCTCTTTCAAGTGATATTAAATTTCTGGGTGCTCGTGATAATTTTATAGGTTGGAAAAAAAAACAACAATTTACTCTAAAAAAGTTAGACAACTTGGTTAATATAACTACGTGTGTTTCAACACAACCATTTGGATTTAACTTCAACGGTGGTAAATTATTAACAACTCTTGCATTTTCTAAAGAAGTATTGGACTTTTATTATGAAAAATATAATACACGTATTTTAGGTATAACAACGATGTCTTTATATGGAAAATCAGTGCAATACGACAGATTAAAATGTATAAAATACGTGGGTATGACAAAAGGTAATAGTTTAAAAAATGTCCCACAGAAAGCCATAGAATTCGCAAAACAATACTTGAAAGAAAATGATTTATTACCTCCTTCATTAAATAAAAATAATATGTGGGCTCTCAAAAAATGTTTAAATAAGTTACAAATACCCGTGGAAGATGTATTAAAATCAACACCAAAGGGTATATATTTTGGATATACTTCGCCAGAATCAAAGGCATTCTTAACAAGTGACGCAACCGATATCCCAAATCCAATATCTCACGCAAAAACGTGTAATGAAATATTTGATTGGTGGAAAAAAAGATGGGCCGAACAAAGATTCGCACATTTAACCAAAAATAATAAATTAAAACAATAACTACCAACATATTTAGGACATTATTATGAATATATTTATAGCATTATATACTATATGATGAACGATTTATTTATATTCGCTCTTAACGGTGGTGGTTGGGCCTTGAAACCCATCTTAGAAAAAATATCCGTAGATAAACTCGGTCACTACTATTTTTCATTTTTAAGGTATGTAATAAGTGGTATTATCGCAATACCGTTCCTAATACATCACTACTATTTCAACGGATTTCCCAAAGTATATAAAAATGACTCCAAACTATTTTTCAAAGATGTAGTTATTTGGGGAACTATTGTTAGTGTTATCGCCATTGCTGCTATTATGGCCAACTATTACTTATTAGAAAAATACGATTCTTCCTTTGTAACACCCATAGCAGAAGGTATTCTTTTAATTTTTAACGCTCTTTTTTCGGTATGGATTCTTGGAGAAAAGTTTACAACCGATATGGGTATAGGTCTAAGCTTTATAATTATGGGTATTTTATTTATCTACAGACAAAAGCTTAAAATTTTTTAGTAAACAATTTAAACAAAGATTATTCATATATACATAATGCAAATTTTCATCAAAACATTAACAGGTAAAACTATCACTTTAGACGTAGAACCAACAGATACAATCGACACTGTAAAGACCAAAATTCAAGAAAAAGAGGGAATTCCACCAGACCAACAACGCTTAATCTTTGCCGGTAAACAACTTGAGGATGGACGTACCTTAAGCGACTATTCGATTCAAAAAGAAGCAACATTGCATCTTGTACTAAGACTACGCGGAGGGAATTAACAGTTTTATTACATGATGTTCCCAGACACTATACCCTCATATGAGAATGGTTTTTCCGTTTTTCAGGTTTTCCGTCGTGGATATTTAGATTTCTTATCTTTAACGATGCAAAAAAAGCTAAAAATGTCCCCAATATAATACCGCCAATAAAAAGTTCTTTAGTTGTTGTCATTATAATATTTGTTATTATTTTAATTAAATAATTTATTCATATTTCTAACTTCAGGTTTATTATCATCTTTTGTATATAATTTGATAATTAAGTCGTTGTCTCTAATTCTCAAGGTATAATTATTTTGACTACTTCTTCTACCAACCCGTCCAAAAGCCTGAATCATCTTCTCTTGTGTCATATTTATTAAGTCTTTACTTAAATAACCGTGACAAAAGTTATAATTTGTACCATAAATATAATCCGACGAAGCTATTATCAAATATAATTTTTGTTCTTCTGCTAATTTCTTCATTATATCCATATAATCTTTATTTGGATGTTGTGTAAATACACCAATCCCCATTAGTAACAAGATTTTCCATTCTCTTTTAATATTCAAGTACATAATTTGTTCCACGACGCTATCTTCTATTTCACTCACAAACACATTTTCAGTATTTTTATCACCAGCCCATTCTCTAATGTGTGCTTTACTGTTTGGTATATATTTTTCACCTAATTCTATGCCGTGTATTTTTGCTTTTAATGCTACTACTTTCCTACCATATTCTCGCATAGCCTTAGAATCGCTGGAATCTTTATTTTTGGATTTATCTTTTGACAAATCCTCCGTTCCCATTTTATCTCTTCTTTGTTGTTCGTCTTGTTCTATTTTTTCCAAATCTATCATATATCGTTCGTTTCTTCTCATCACCTTTAATATATTATCCAACTCTGAATCTGGAATTTTAGATACCTTTAAGTAAAATCTGGCTGTTTTTTCAACATCCTGTGTTAAGAATATAGTAGGTCCATCGGTTAATGTGTGTGCGTCGTTGGTAGTAATTTTTATTACAGATTTATACATTTGTTTTCTTTTCAATTTAAAGTTTGTGTAAATTGCATCGTAGTTATCTTTTATTAATAACAATAATCTTAAATAGTATATCTTGAGATTTATAATTGTTATGTCGGATACTTCTTCGAAATAAACGGCAATTGTATACTCCTCTGGGATGTACTTTTTTTTATTCACATAGTAAATAAATTTTACCATATCGTCGACATCGATGTGACGCAAGATAGTTTTATTTTTCTCAATATGTCTTGCGCATTTTCTTAATTCCTTAAAATTATCATAAATATAGTGAGGCATAACAACATTGCCCACCGCGTCTAAGATAGGAATTGATTTATTACATTCATAACTAATAATCTCTTCAACATTTGTTGTATTAAATTTATTTCTAAAATTTGAAGTCATTGGCAATACTTCGTCCATGTTTGGTAAAGTAGCGGAAGATAGAACAACATTTGGTATTTCATTCTGTTGCCAGTTTTGTTGTAATATATCGTGAAATTCGTGCGTGTCATAATCTAATGTTATCGTGGGTTCGTCCCAATACCAAACAATATCTTTGGGATCGTTAAAAGCTAACATATAATTCATAGCTGGTAAATAAGATTGAATATCTGTAATTATCAGTTCGACTCTTTCACCGTTGCTATTATCCACTCTGAAAATTTGACCAGATTTTCTATGTCTTACAAAATCTTTTGCCGCAAAATAATGCAATCTTATATCACCAGCATCTTTACATCCAAACGCAACAGCTATTTTTATTTCCATAGATATACAAGCTTTTGCCAATTGTAATCCGATGTGTTTCGCAGCACAAGTAAATATTACCTTTTTCCCTTTTGCCAAACCAACGGGCGACATCGTTTTACCTGTTCCTGTTGGAGCTTGATAAAAGATAAGTTTTGCCTGTTCTCTTTTTATTGAATTAAACAATCGTGCTTGATGGTCGTATAATTTCATATCACAAAATTTAAATACTTCTGTGTTTTTTTCTATGTATTCGTATGCGTTTTTAACTAAATTTACCTTGTCTATTTTAGATTTGTAATGTTCAATTATGTGGTTTACGAAATGTAAAACAAAGGAATTTATATGAGTTACATTATTTTTTATGAGTTGTGTTATGGTATAATATCTTTTCGGACAAATATTCTTTTTGAAGAATTTTCTTATGTTATTTAATAATATAAATTCATATATCGTATGTTTAATGTCGTCCAGTTTTTTAGAACTGTTTTTTATTCGTATTAAGTCCTTCTTGCGTAAATTTTTAGAAGATTTCTTTTTTTTAGTAGTTTTACCAATGTTATACTCAAGATTGTAAGTTTTAACTATATCATCCATCATTTTCTTAAAATATTCATTATACAAATATAGATGAAATTCTTCATCCTTTGTCCCAATTTTCATCCAACCCAATAAACTATTGGCATTATTATGTGTATGGGTTGTATCTTCGTAGCCGTTATAAATTAAATTTAAAATCTCCTTTTCACCAGATTTAACTGGAACTTCAAGGTAATCCCATTCATTTTTTGTTAATCTTTCTTGTGTTAGATCCATTGTATTAATATAATACGGTTATTTATCTTAATATTTTGTTTCAATTTTGAATTAATATAAATTGAATTTAAATATTATAATAGTAGTTTACTTATTATTACAATGCATTACATATTTACTGTAGAAGGAAATATTGGCTCTGGCAAATCAACTCTTGTTGAAATATTAAAAAACACTCTTACCGATATCAAGGAGAATAGTATAATATATTTACCAGAACCAGTTAAGGTGTGGGAAAGTATAAAAGATATAGATGGTAAAAATGTTATTGAAAAGTATTACGAAAATCCAGAAAAATATGCATTCTCCTTTCAAATGATGGCTTACATATCAAGAATTCACCAATTGCGAGAAGCTTTAAAAAATACAGACAATCTTATCATTATTTGTGAAAGGTCTGTATTTACAGACAAGGAAATTTTCGCAAGAATGTTATATGATACAGGCAAAATTTGTGATATTGAATATAATATTTATTGTAGATGGTTTTATGAATTTGTAACAGACATACCAATCAAGGGTCTTATTTATGTAAAAACAAATCCTGACATTTGTGAAAACAGAGTTATCAAACGAAATAGGAAAGGGGAGAAAATACCTATTGAATATTTAAAAAATTGTCATAGATATCACGAAACATGGCTTAATAATGAAGATTTACCTGTATTAGGTCTTGACGGGAATACTGATTTTATAGATAAACTACCAGATACCTGGTTAAAAACAATCGAAATATTTATCACGAGTTTAATCTAAATCACCTATCAATCTTGTTGTAAACATAGATTTACCTTTGAATTTTAAATGATCTAATTCTTCTATTGTAGTTCCAAAATCTTCCATACCGTATATATCTTGTAATAACAACCATTCAAATAACCCACCTGGATATATATATACATTTACAAATCCCAATCCTAATAATTGTTCATATTTTTTCATTAAATTAGGTGCATTCGCATTTTTGTCATACACGATTATGTTGACGTCTACCTTTTTATTTAAATAATTGTTTATTAACTTTACCTCCTCATTTATAGGTATCGTATGTGTAATTAAACACGATTGTTCTGTTAAATCTAATGTATTTATTAATAAATTGTTTTGTCGATGTTTTATTGCGTGCTGTACATCTTCAAAATTTACTTTTCTAACCGATGTAGTATTTCCCATAATATTTAAATAACTTAATTTATCTTTATTAAGTTATTTGAAAATTTAATGTACTCTTGCTATTCTTATAAAAAACCAGTAAGGAAAGTTTTCATTCATAAATGCTTCTTTTGAAAGATATTTGTTACCCCCTTGTTGATATAAATATCCTTTTGCTTGTGCTTCCGATTTCGATGATGTAACTGTTACTGCGTTGTCAAATGGTGATCCATTCAAAAAATATAACCTATCTGGGTAACCAAATCCCACACCTGGGACTTTTAATAATTTTGTTTTAAAAGTGGACCAGTTCTTATTCCAGTAATTCCTACCTGTGCTAATAAAATTCCAGAATGGAAAATATTTACCCTCGTATTTTTCTTTTGTTACTTCATAATTACCAACCCACGTATATTCATTTTTCCACCAACCTACTGAAGATACGGTTAATAAACTTTTAAAGTCAACAGGACCTTTGTTAAACGATAAATTCCCATTAGAAGGGATTATACCATCTGTTGAAGACATTATAATATTAAAATCCCTCCAACAAGGTTTATCCCACGGAATATTTGGCATTTCACCGTAACATAACATGTTTGATTTTATTGTATTGTCAAAATTTGCTTTTGGGTTATTGGCACTCGATTGTGCCCTGGTTTTAGAGCTACGAACGTTAGATTCATAACCGTTTACGGACCAACCTCCTTCTTGACCGGTTTTCCAACCTGAACTAACATAACTCGTTGGCCATTCCGCAGTAAAAGTTGGATTTAATTTACCTTTCACAGAACAACCTGATTTATTATAAATTTTCTGAGCACATTGCTGTGGTCTTGGTTTAAATCTATTTTCACACGAATCAACCTCTTTACCAAAACATTTTTTATATGCTGTTTGTGCCGCTGAATAATTAGCAGAACTCAGTGCTACCTTTTTAATAGATTGATTCATATTATCTCTTGCCGTTCCGTACGAATGTGTATTCCAATTGTTATAATCTACTGTGTCCGATACTCTATCTTTTAGGGTTCCTGAACATCCTGCTTTGCCCCACAAACTTTGCAAACAAGCTGTGTTATGGGGACCTGTTAGCATATTTGGACCTACACACGGAAACTTCTGTTTAAATCTTTCACAATCTTTTGGGGAAATTAAATCACCTTCGAATTTGGGAGCAACATCTGGATCATAACAATAATCTTTATAACCAGCATTTGGCGTAACAGCACTTCCATCTGCGTTCTTTAATCCTGGGATACCTTGCTTACCGTTGGGACCCCTACCATCGTGACCACATTTCATACCTGGACCACAATCAGAGTCAGCATCACAATCTCCTTCACCTCTATCTAAAGGAGCACCATATGGTGAAGGAGCTGGACTCATAGTTCCATTCGCGTTTACTTTCCCTCTTCTTGGGTAACCACCTTTATTTGGTGACCAACCTAAAAATTTAATGCCCTTTTCATCACTATCACCTTCCAGTTTTGATTTCCAGTCACATTTATCATCATCGTATTTTGGCATTAGTCCACCATTAGGACCTTGTTTCTGAGGAACACCCGTTCCTTTCAAAGGGCACCACGCACAAATTGATCTTTCCCCTGTGGAATCGCCACAATCTTTCATAGTTTTACATAATTCTTGTTCTTTTTTCTTTTGACAATAGTAACCTACTTGTGGTCCAGGAGGTATCCAATTTTTCTTAGAACACACGTCTGCAGTTGGACCCGAAGCGTCTCCGTAAATTATTTTATCTGTGTCCCAACAATAACCGCAAGAACTACCTACCATCTGATTACAATCACCGGTTAAATTTATAAGACGACATTTCTCTATATTTTTAGCAATCTCTCTCTTATCTATACTACCGGTTGGAGAGATTTTGTTTAATTTTGTTTTATCTTTATTTAATGCTAAAAATTTAGATTCATTATCTACTCCTTTAACAACCTGTGGAAACAATCTACTATTCCAATATGTGTCCTGTGTTTTTAAATAAGTATTCTGAACATCTTCTCTTCCGGAAAAATCAAAACCTTCTTTCATACTTATAGACATTATAACCAATATAACCGCCAATACTATTAATCCTAAATTAAATAGTGATAACATATATATATTTATTATATATATTAAAATTATTAAGGCCAGCCTTTAATACTCCATCTGATAGAATTAGCTGTTAGAGCATGTCCTTGACCGCGTGTAGCAGCATATACCTTTATTCTTGTTATTCTCTTATTTGTATTTATTTGCCACGTTTGAGACCGACCTGCCAACGAACCTTGTACCGATTTCGAACCATAACGGGATACTACGTTTTTATATCTTGTAACAGGCTTGTTATACGCTACGTTGCGCCAAGCTGTCTTACATTTGGTCCAAAACAACCAATATTTCCAGCATTTCCTATATGATTGCCTACGGTACGCAGTAGTGTTAACTCGGTAAGAAGTTCTTTTATATACAGGGTATCTTACAATAGAAGAAGTTCTTGGGGCTCGTATTACTTGTTTAAAAACAATACCCGTTGGTCCCGAACCTTCAACATATACACCATCCGTATAATTACCCCACCCTTGGTCTCTCATATTAACACTTAATGAAACCTCTTTGGGTATCATACTTGTCTGTACCGACCTAAATGTAAAAACAGGTCCACTTGTACTAATTGTCCCATTATACGACCCTTCTACTTTCGTTGGCGGTTTCCATAAGTTATTCAACCACGTGTCGCCACCTTGTTTCTCGCCACCGGATGTAACTTGATTAAATCCGTAACTATTCCAACATTTGTTTTTAAGCCCTGTCTGTGAAGTGGCTGGAGGGACTTGTGCATATTTACAACCAGTAGAACCTTGACAAGCATCCTGACATTGTCTGGCTGTTAAAGCAGAAGACATATATCTTAATGGACTAACATAAAAACCTTCTTTAGTTGCGTTCCATTTACATATTAAACTGATAATTGCAACAAATACTATTATTTTAACCAAAACATCTTCTATGTTTTTCGAACCTATATAAAAATACATTATTATCACTGCTACAAAAAAATTAAAAAACCAATATACAGTAGTTCCTAACGCGTAAAATAAAGCTATTGTTGATGCGGATGCCAGTAATTTTTTACCTGTTTCCATCCTATTTGATAATATTAATGCTAAACCACCAAGTAGTAGCATTACAAATATAGTTATTATAAAATTTAACATACTTATATTAATGCGTTATTTTTTTTAGAAACTAACGTATTAATTATATTTTTAAAGCATTATGATTTTTTGAAATTAGGATTCATACACACTTGTGTATTACATACTTGTTTATTTATTAATGTTGGACAAGATTGACCGCCATATTTAGCTTCATATAATACAGGTCTTGACCTTGTTTGTTGACCTGTTCCACACGGTTTAGTGCACGACCCCCAAGAACCCCAAGTTCCGACAATACAATCTCTGGGTCTTGGGTATTTATATAATACCTCTCTTACTCTATCCTTACAGGTTATTTTACAAGTAGACTTATTATTTGAACAACTGCTTTTCAAATTTAAACTGCGTTTATTTATCCAAGCTTTAATTGAAATATTTTTTGTAGGGGGTATCCCGTCCCAACCAAAGTATTTCTTTTGTTCTTCAAGTGACAACCCTTCTCTTTCTCTAACTTTTCCATTTGAAGTTGTTTTTACCCACATAACTTTACACAACTCACCTCTCAATCCGGTAACAACGCCTTCAAATATTAATAAGCCTTCTGAAACATTTTTTGTATGTAAAACAGTATCTCCTGCTTTTATTGGAGGAGGTGGAGGAGGAACTTCACCCAAACAAAGTTTAGATGTGTAAAGTCTGGTTTCATAATCACTGGCAGACACAGTCAAGTCGTTCACTCGCCTCATAGTATCTTTATATTCATCTACGTTTGTCTCTGTTGAAAAGGGGTATTTAAACCCCATTATAGCCCACGAAGATTGGGCTTTAGAATACTTTGATATATTTCCTATTTGTTTTTTAGCCTCAGCCCAAATTGAACTTGGACTAACAGTTTTATCTATTAATTTATATCCTTCACCTTTTTTAGTACATCCAGAATCTAAGAATTCTTTTCGTAAGCACGCAGGATGGGGAATACCATTTTTAGAATATTTTGTATCACACGGGTTAATATTTGTATTATTTCCAAAACATAAATCGCTGGTCCTTACTGCTTGCGAGTAATTGGTGCTATGTGTTGTATTATTAGCATCTTGCATAATTGTCCCCACCCTTTTATACGGTATTCTTATTACTTTACCCAATTCGGTAGGGGTTCTGTTATAAGTTGTTGGATTCGTACATTTGGCATTCCCCCATAATTTTTTTATACACGCACCTGAATGTGGTCCCGACAAATAAGTTGGAGTTATACATGGGTGGTCTTTTAGAAAAGCCCCGCATTTATCACCTGTAAGCAATCCGTAACCGGCTCCAGCACAAACATCATCATATTTGGGGACAACTTTATCACCTGCTTTTTTCATTACCATAGCTTTGCCAGTTGTTGGACACCATCCGCATATTTTTGCAGCTTCTCCATATAAATCTCCACAAGTTTTAACATTCGCACATATTTCCTTTTCTCTTAATATTTGACATTCTGCAGCATCTGTTGTCCAACCTTCTTTAGGACAAACGTCTGCACTCGGTCCGTCTTCCGTACCAAACCGAAATTCTTTATCAAATGCGCAATACCCACATTTATTATTGGCTATTTGCGAACACTTTGTTAAAGCCCTACAATTAACTATTTCTTGGTCGAGAGATGTTTGTTCTAAACCAATCTTAGGAGTATACGCTTGTAAATTTTTGTTATCGTCTAATTTCACCCAATTATTTATACCGGGTTTTGTTATTAATAACCCAGCACCAACGCCTTGATTTCTTACACCCCAATATTTATCTTGATCAGACATAAACTTTCTTTCGCCTGCTACTAAAGCTTCATCCAAATCAGATTCGAAACTTTCTTTATTTTTATGCGTGTAATATATCTGGGCTAATATTACACCTATTAGTATTAATCCTAAAATTAACAATTTCATATATAATCTATACATAAAATTATATTAAGTTACATTTGTTTTCTTACATCGTATTTAATCTATTTAAAATCTACTATAATCTCAACTTTTTCTTTTTTAATACTTTTAGAAGCTGATATGGATAACTCTTCTCTCTTTTTTCTTGTTTTCACACTCGCCTTTTCTTTCCTGTTTTTTGCGGTGCTGTTTCTGTTGTTCATATCGTTATTTATTTTTACTAAATTGGTTTCTATGTAGTCCAAAATTTTATTTTCTAACGCCCATCTAAAAAAATTTAATTGTCCTATAGTTGTTTGGATATATGTGTCGTTTTTGTATGGTATTGTTATTCTATCCCACCTACAAAAGGGATCAAACCTTTTTTTTGAATATGCCTTTAATTTTAATTTATAATCTATATATACTTTAAATCTTTTTTCCTCACCACCACGACCCTTTAAAGGGTAAACAGTATAATTCTTCTTAGAAAAATTTGTAGCAAACCAATCTATCAACCTTAAAGAAATTAAACTTTCACCATTTATAATAGGTAAAATTCTTTCCATATTTCCATCTTTATCGTAAAATTCAACCAACTTTGTTAGAAGCAAACTATTTTGCGTTACAAGAGACATATATTTATGTATTTTACTTCTTGTTTAAATACTTATTGTTCTTTCTTTTTTATATTACTATCTTTGGGTCTCAGGTATTGGTCTTGATTGTTTAAATCTTCTAAATAATTATTGTTAGTCATAAACGGATTACAAAGACCTTGTATTGCCAAATCTCTATTTGCCATTCTTTTATCACACAATTCCTTTTTAGTAAATGTTTTTTCGTGTGTTTGTATTAACTCTTCTTCTATGTTTTTCTCACGCATGTCTATTACATCCTTTTCTATTACATCCTTTCTCATCGTCTTTTCATATTTATCATTATTTGAAGACCATTTTTTAAAAGTATATTTGGAAAAGGTTACTTTTTTCTCTCCATTCATTTTATTAATAGATATTTTTATTTATTTTATTAAAGACGCAGCACTTTATTATGTATATAATGACTGACGTTTGTGCAATTTGTCGTGAAGACTTAACAGATAATTTATATAACTTACCCGAATGCACTCATACATATCACGTTAATTGTATTATGCATTGGTTTAGAACAGACCATAACACTTGTCCTCTTTGTCAAAACCAAGGTATTAATTATACACAAGCATCTGACATTAACAATACGCAAAATTATTTAGAACGGGTATTATGGAAAGAGTATTATACGAAGGCTTGTTTACATTCCCGAAAAAAAGACGCTGACAAAGAAATTGTAAAGAGAGTTAAGGCTATTAAAAAATCAGAAGAAACAGATAAAAAGGCAAGAAAGACATTCCGAGAATGGAAAAAACTAGCACCAACTGCTTTAACCAATGGAGACGTCCATAAAGAACACACAAAGTTACGCAGAGGAAAATGGCGAAACCATCGTTTGTTATTCAGAAAAAAAGCAACAACGGGATATCTCTATTTTCATAAATTTATGAAAAACAAAATAATTATAGCTGAAAAGGTCCAAATAACTGAAGGAAACTAATATAATAATAAATATACATTATTTATTATAATGACAAACGACCCGCCTTGTATGGCTGTTATTCAAAAATGGTGTGCTGATACACACGGCTTTTATACCAACGAAGAAAAATACTCTAAATTTCTTAGTACAAAATATTTACTTTGTTGGGACACGCATTATTACGATTCAGATTCAGAAGACGTAGAGTATGACGAATATGATACTATAGAACAAATAGATCACGCATTAGATTTTATTTGTATTAGAACAGATGTAGAAAGTTGGCGTAATAAGTTCCCTTGTATTATAAAAAGCACATATATGTATCGAGAGAGGAATTTTTGCGTTAGAAACTATGGTATAGAATTGTTCCAAAAATTATGGAGAGACTTTCATTATAAAAAAATGCAACATTATAAGGCTGTTAAAAATCTACAATATAGACAAATGTATGGTAGATATCCTAAATTTTAGCTTACGACGGATACAACTGTGTTAAATGCGTTACTATTCGTGTCCGTAAAAGGTGGAACATACTCGTCCGTCGCTTTTAAATTAGCAAGCACGACATTATCCTTCGCATATGTCAGCGTTAATCCCGATGCTGAAGCAGGTATGTTAGAAATGATACCGTCTACCGAATCAATCCAATATAGTTCTATTTTCCCTTTACCTTCACCACTGCCGATGATATCATATATTACGGTGTTGCCTTCACCACCCATATAATTTGGACTCGTATTGGTGAATGTTACATTACCCGATTCCGGTCCTACCCCAACGATGGTCCCTGAAAGTTTGAATTGGGTGACGATAGTACCGCTTGATGAATCCTCTGGTGATGATATATTTACAGGACCGCAATTATTTTTAAATCTTATACTTGCCTTTATATAATACTCGCCTGCAAATGGAACTTTCGTGCCAAAAGACCAAGTAATATCTATATTGCCTGGATTAACAAGAATTCCTGTAGATGCACAAGCTGCATTAGCGTCAGCAGTTACAGCAGCTACAGGATTAATACACGATGCTTTATTCCCCTCAGCACATTTTTTTTGTAACATACTTGTATACCCTCTTCTTTGAGCTGCTCGTCTTGTCCAAGGAGAACTTCCTGGTCCACTTCCAGTTAGTCCAAGCATAACAGCACCTGAACCTGTTGGTCTTTGGTCGGTTGTCCCCATAGCTGTTCTTGTATTCGCAACTCTTTTTGATCTATATCCACTCATTATATATAAATTCTATATATTAAAAAGTTTTAATTATTCTCATTTGCTTCGTAAATTTGAATTTTTTATCATCAGTAGTCCTCCTTTTCAGATTACAACCTAAACAACTAATAACAACATTATCTTTATTGTGTCCCTTTGAATTATCAAGTCTATCAAGTGTCCATTGTGTTTTTTCCCTAACATTTTCATAGGTTAACAAACAATCTGTTTTACAGTAATAACACTTTAACTTTGATATTACTAATTTCTCTAAACATTCTGAATATGAAATGAGTGTTTCACTAAGCTTCTTCTTTTTTATGTCCTGATTTTTATATCCATATAATTTTCTCTCCAATTCTTTTTTTATGAATCCTATTCCATCATAGTTTTCTTCCAAAAATAATTTGTTGAGATACTCTACTTGAGATAATTTATTAAACACATGTTTATTAATATTTTCTGTAATCTTTCTTGTTGTTTTCTTATTTTTATTCTTTTTATTAATACCATTAATACCGTCGATATTTCTTTTTCCCTTAATTTCTATTTTTTTCATTATGTATAAAATATACTTAAAAAAAATAGTATAAACTTAACCCGACAATGTATATTATATATGAGCGAAGTATGCCAAGAACTACAAAACATAAAATATCAGACAATGCTTTTAAACCATAATTCTAAAATATATGAAAATACACCCAAGGTGGATAACATAGAACTTTTTTTAGAAAAGGAAAAAGCGGCAAATAAGGAAAAACCTTGGAGTAAGTTGAGTAAGGCGTCCAAACTATTAAAAATAAATGAATATGCTGCGATATACAGTAAGGATAAAAATTTAAACGAAGAACAAATAAATGAGTTACTTATATATTTAAAAAGATGTTTGGATAGAAAAAAATTACAAAGACAAAAAGATGTTACGTATGATATGGAAACAAACAAGATTAAAACTATTAATGGGTTGTTTTATAATAAAACATCAAATAAATTCACTTTAAAAATAAAAGATAAGAAAACAAATACATTAAAGTGTTTGGCACCTCATAAAAAAAGAAGAAAAACAAAAACAAAAATAGATAAA